GAGGGCTATCTTGATTTTCGCTCCGCAGAACGCCCCGAAAATATCGAGGGTTTCGGATACGACACGGTCATCCTCAACGAGGCGGGCATCATCCTCAAAGACCCATACCTATGGGACAATGCGATCTCTCCTATGCTACTTGACAATCCGAACTCTCGCGCATTCATCGGCGGAGTGCCGAAAGGAAAGAACAAATTTTTCGACCTAGCACAGCGCGGGATGAGAAACGAAAAAGGCTGGAGGAATTTTCAGTTTTCTAGCTACGACAACCCGCTGCTTCAAAAAGAGGAGATCGATCGTCTCGTCGCGGAATTGGGCGGAGCGGATAGCGATGTGGCGAGACAGGAGATTTTCGGCGAGTTTTTGGATACGACGTCAAATTCCGTGTTTTCTTTGGCGGCTATCGAAGCCTCGTTTCGCAAACAGAGGTATTTCGACGCAGGCGCGTCCGTGATCTGGGCTCTGGACGTAGCCAGAGAGGGGGACGACGAAAGCGTGCTTTGCAAAAGGCAGGGCGATAGCGTAGAAGCTTTGAAGCCCTACCGTATAGCTAGCACGAGCGAGCTAGCGCGCGAAATTTACGGCGAGTATGAGCGAGCGGATCTCAAACCTCACGCGATATACATCGATACGATCGGAGTTGGCGCGGGGGTTTTTGATACTCTGTGCGATCTAGGGCTGCGCGGCATCGTGCGCGAGGCAAAGGGAAGTTTCAAGGCAAGCGATGAGCGCAAATATGCAAACAAAAGGGCGGAGATGTATTTCAATCTGCGCGAAAAGCTTCCGCTGCTTGCGATCTCGCCCGATGAGGAGCTCAAAAGGCAGCTGCAAACAATATCGTTTTTTTTCGACAAAAAGGAGCGGTATCTGCTGATGCCCAAAGAAAGCATCAAAAAAGAGTATGGCAGAAGCCCCGATCGCGCCGATGCGCTGGCGATGAGCTTTTTTGATCTCTGTCCAATACTGCCGCAAAGAAAGGATCAAAGATATGACGACTATGCATGGTGAAAAGTGCGAGCTATGGGTAGAAAATGCACTCAAAACAGACTATATTTTTGAAAAAATTTCGCCCACGCTCGTGCGGAATTTGGCGAGACTGGACGATCGGGCTTTGCGGCTCGGCATATTCGTGATGATTTGCGATCTGGCTAGCGGAATGAAGCAGATGCCGACGAAAATTCACAAAATCAGGCTCGCCGCGGAGCTTGTGAGAGACGGAGCGAAATTTAAGAGGGTGCGCGAGCTCACGGGAGTTTCAAAAAGCACATACTACAAAATGAAAAGGATCATCAATGGATAGGACGGCATATCTGCAGGAGCTCAAAACTGCGGCGATGGACGGCTACGAACACTACAAGCAAGGTTTTAAGGATTTGGAGGAGGCGTATCTGCTGATCTTGCGCCCCGAGCTCGCAGAAAGCCTGCAAAAGCGCAACAAAAGCAAAAACTATATCCCGAAGCTCAATTCAAAGGCGAAAAGAATTTACGACGGGCTTACGGAGACCTATTTTAACAACGACAAATTCGCAAAGCTGGAGCCCTATATCAACTCTTCGGACGACGTGATAGACAAATGGCAGGCGGCGATTGATCATTATGCCGAGAGTATAAATCTATACAAAACCTTTGCACCGATATTCTTACGCGCGCCGTTTTCGGCAAGCTGCGCGGTAAAGGTGTATTGGAGCAAAGATCGCGCAATGATAGACGAAGTGAGCTTGCAAGACCTATATTTTGATCCGGGTGCGCGTGGGCTGAATGACATATCCTATCTGGTGCATCGCATCTATCTTAGCAGCGAGGATATTTTGAGCTACGGCAAAAGGGGCGTTTTCAGGATAGAGAACAAAGAGGCTTTTGCAGACAAAAAGCCGTATGAGAGATTTGAAATTTATGAAATTTACGAGTTGCGTGGAGGCAAATGGTATGTTTCTAGCCTTTATGAAAACGAGCTTTTGCGCGATCTAATAGAGCTGCGAGACGGACAGCCTTTCATAGTGGGCTATATGCTGCCGCAGATCAGATGCACGGACGAGGAGATTTACGTCAGCGCCTACGGCGAGCCCGCACTCGCCTCGATGCTTCCGCTGCAAAACGAACTCAATGTGAGTAGAAACTCGATCACCGATGTCATCCGTCAGCAGGTCGCGCCGAAAATCATATTGAGCAAGGCTTCAATGGTGGAGCGGGGCGAGCTTGAGAGCGTAGGCACGCCAATATACACAAATCAACCAAGCGCCGTGCAGGTTTTGCCCGCGGGCGACATAGGCGGGGCGATGGCTGCGCTTCAGGTCATTGAAAACGAAATGAGCGAAGTTAGCGGCGTATCTCCTCAACAAAACGGCGCGACGACCGTGCGAAAAGAAACCGCCACGATGGCAAGCATAATGGCGAACGAGGGCAGCGTGAGACTTCAAGGCTATATCCGCACATTCAACGAGACATTTTTCGAGCCGATATTTGAACGGCTTGCGTTTTTGGTGTGGAAATACGCCGATCCGATCTTTTTTGCGGGCTTCGGGCGCGGCGAGGTGCCGAGTTTTAAAGTCAATCTAAACACGGGCATCGGAGCGCTAAATAAAGAGGTGCAGAAGCAATCCCTGATGGATGCGGCAAAGATGATCGGCGCGCAGTTTGGAATGTGCTTGCAGATAGGAGATCAGGCGGGGGCTGCCGCAATGAAAGAGGCGAGCAAAAAGCTTCTTTTAGAGCTTCTGCCGTTATACGGCATCAAAAATGCAAGCGAGTTTATCGGCGAGCAGAACAGGTTGGGAGAGATGATCCTGCCGCCGCAGATACCGCCCGATATAAATCCAATGCAAGGAGGAAATTTTGCTTTCTAATACGCAAAAAAAGGTTTTTGACGCCACTATTTCAAATTTGACGTCAAATAAAGAGCTTGAGCCGATTTTAGGCAATGACGCCGTGAGGAAATTTATCGTTTTGCTAAGTATCAAATACGAGGAATATCTGATCGCGGCGCAAGATGAGAATGCAAGCGACGAAAGCCGTCTGCGGGCGATGGATAAGGTGAAGCTGATAGAGAGCTTCTTTGAATTTTTTGAAAACTATAAAGGAGAATAGAGATGACGGAGCAAGACGCAATCAACGCATTAGTAGGCGAACTAGAAGCTAGCGAGGCGCAAGAGCAGGTAGAGCCGCAGGGATCAGAGCCTGCAGAAGCGCAGCAAACAGAACATCCGCAAATCACGCAAGAAAATCTGCAAAATATGATAGCAAGCGCTATGCAAGGCATAGAGGAGCAAAAGGCGGCACAAGAGGCGGAGAAAGCCAAAGCGGCGGAGCAGGCAAAAGCGGCGCAACTCCCGCCCGAGCAGCAAGCGCTCCTAGATAGTATGGGGTTGCAAGGAATGCCTCAAATGCAAGAGCAGATCAGACAGCTTCAAGAAGCGCAGGCACAGGCACAGGAGGCACAGCGCAAACGAGAGGTGTTCGATAAGAATTTGAGCCAATTTACCAAAGATTATCCGACTATCAAGCCCGAGGAGATGGGAAAATGGGCGGAACAAAACGGCTTTTTGTCGCTGCTAGGCGAAAACTACGACGGCTGGAAAGCGGTAGCCAACGCAATGATAAAGATCGCGACGCCTACGCAAAAACCCGACGAGATCATCGATACGAACAAATCGGGCGGAGAACTCGGGGCATTCGATAGGATGAAAAAAGGCGAGGAGGTAAGCGACGTAGAGATCGGCGCGGAGCTTCTAAAACAGGCGGGATTTTAAGGAGGACGAGATGAATATGGTAGGTTTGGCAACAAATTTTGCAAGTTTGCCCGCAAATTTGGCAGGAAATAACTGGAATTTCTTAGATATGTTAAAGGGCGCGCTTTTGGGTGCAGATAAAAGCGGCACTCCTAATTGGATGAACGCTGCAGGACTAGCTGGCGGTCTGTATTCGGGCTTGCAGCAGCAGAAAGCGGCTAACAAAGCCTTGCAAATGCAGCAGGACGCCTATGATTTTAACAAAATGTTATCTCAGCGCGAGATAGACAGACAAAATCGCGCCGAGCAAAATTTATATGACGGATGGAATGCGTCCACTTTCGCGAGGTGAGAGATGATAGAAAACATCACATATGCAAGAGGGCGAGCGGTAGAGCTACAGGAGGATATCAAAGAGTGCGAAACCGCTATCGCAGCTCTTAGGCGAGATATGCAAAGAGAGCTTAACGGCGAGCTTGATACGCGCGTCATAAGAGCCTTGGCAAATAAGATCGATATCTTTGACGAGGAGCTTAAGAAAAAGCGCTTAGACCTTAAAATTTTAAAGCAAGATTGGGGGATATGATGGCTTTTTTTAACCCCCATAAGGTAGATTTCAACTACGATACGCGGATGATAGATGCAGCCGGAGCGGTCGGCAAATCGCTCTATGAAATTTATAAGGACAACGTGGCGAAAAATCAAAATCAGGCGCGCCTTGATGAGACGAACCGCGCAAATTTGATGAGCGAATATCTGCGCGGTCAAAAAAACTACGAGACCGCGCGCCACAATCAAACGACGGAAGCCGAAACGGCAAAGAAAAACGCTTTCGATCAGGATTTAGGCCTAAAAAACTTTTACAGCACGGATTCGCTACGCAGAGCGCAGATAAATAATCTATACGCCGACAACGCAAGGCAAAACGCGCAGCTGCAATGGAATATGAGCCAAGCGCAGGAAAAGGCGCAAGCCGAGCAGGAAAAGCAGGCGGGCATAGATATGGCGTGGTATAACGCAGGGCAACAAGGCGGACAATTCGGGGAGTTGCCTGCGGGCTTGAGCGATGAGGACAAGAGAAATCTGGGCAGGCAGTATAGGCTGCAAACCGAAGCGCAAGGAGGAATAAACAAGGCGCAAGAGCCTATTTTGAAGCAGCAAGAGGCGCAACGCAAAGAGGAACAAACGGCAAGAGTAAATGATGAAACCTTTAATGCGCTAGGCTTAAAATTGCCTGCGGGAATGGTTAGCGGATCGCCTGCAGCAAGAAATTATATTGATGCCGTAGTTGCAGCAAGGACGAATCCACAAGTAGTCAAGCAAATTGAAGCAAGTGCGGGGCAGAAAAACGCAATCGCAACAACTCAAGTCGGTTTTAATAAAAATCTAGCTGAATTGGGTGCGCTCGATAAAGTCATTATCGCAGCGAATAATACGAACACGTGGATCCCTTTCGGCAATAGTGGAATTTCAAATTTAGGCGGTCTTTTTGATAAAGCGGCATACGCCGCGTCGGAGCTTAGCCCCGCAAGTCGCGCATATAAGAAAGCAGTCGAAAATTACGCCTCTACCTATGCGGACAATCAAAAAGGACAAGGCAAATTTAACTATGAGAATATGCGAGAAAATTTGACGCCGAATATTTGGGGAGCAGGAAACGCGGCAGAAACCATAAAGACAAGGCGAGCTCAACTCATAAGCGAGTTATACCAGCAAGCTATGCAGGCAAAAGCGCAAGGCTATAGGGGTGCTGACGAGATGCTAGAGCAGGTTAATAATCTTGCTGCATCCGACGAAAGCATCAAAGGAATTCTTTACGGCAAGGAAAAGATAGATAGTAATTTCGGCGCCGCTCGACTTTACAACGCGCCGCAGGACACAACTACCGATAGATCACCTAGCGCCAAGGAAGCGACCCAGCTACTTATGCAAAAAATGGGTATACCCCTAAAGGCTGCGCCGGCAAGCTCTGTCCCACAGCCGCCGCGGGGGTATGCCCCTAATGATAATCTGCGCCAGAGACTAGATGAAATAGGCATTTTTAACGAGGAGTTTTAGATGAACGCAAGAAGCTTTTTAGGTGATGAAAAAATAGGCGCGCTGATGCAACAAGGGTATTCGCCCGAGCAGATCACGAATTACGCCAAAGCCGAATATTACAAGCAACAGGGCGCACAGCAGGCAAATTTAACCCCGCAGCTAAACACGGCAGCCACGCCTCAACAAAACGCAACGGCAGTGCAAAATACGCAGCAGAATTTTCAAATGCCGAGCGAATACGCTAATACCACGCGCATAAATTATACGCCCGAGGCAGCTCGCGAGATGTTGGCGAATGTCAAACCCGCGCAGCCTATTATGGGGAAAGATCAATTCTATAACCCGCAGCAAGAGGAGAAACAATACGACGACGCATACCGCGCTATTTATGCGGAAGCTCCGAATGTGAGGAAGCAGGATAATTTAAAAGATAAAATTGCCCTTGCTCAAAATACCACCATTTGGCAAAAGCTGACGGGTGGAAAGAAAGAAGCCGAGGAGCTACAAAAAGACCTAGATTACATCGCGAAAAATGCGGGATATGAGCTTGGCGCAGTGCAGACGGACGACGGCAAAATTTACTTCGGCACCCTAGACGGCAAGGGAAACCCCATAGCAAAAGAGCTTACGCCGGGAATTCTTAACGATTTAGCGGCAAATAAGGGCGAGATCATCGGCGGCATAACCGCAACGGCGCTAGCCCCTTTTACGGGCGGGGGAAGCTTTTTGCCTCTATTAGGGGCAAGTGCTACGGGAACGGCGCTCGGCTCTATGAGCGATCTATACCGAAAAGGCGAAGCGACGGGTAGAGAATACGACGCGGGAGACTATGCCGCAAGAGCGCTCCAATCTGCAGGGGCGGACGCGCTAGGAGGCGTAGCCATAAATAGCGCGGGCAAACTCGTAAAGGCTGCAGCGCCTGCAGTGAAACGCGCTGGCGAGAAAGTAATAGAGCCCGTGATGGAATACGGCGGCAAGGCGGTAGATTTAGCCAAAAAGGCATCCGATTGGGGGCTGGTAGGCATAGCCAAAGAAAGCTTAAAAGGTCTGCCAATGGCGAATGCAGGCGGAGCTAAAAAAGCTATCTCTGCAATCGTCGGCGACGAAGCAGACGAGATTTTAAAAAATGCGGAAAAGTTAGGCGGGTATAAGGTAGATAATAATAATTTTACCGATCTACAAATTTTAAACAAGCCTATAAATTTTATCAAAGATCATTTAGCAAATACGGCGGGGAAACTTAAATTAGATAAGGCGTCAGATTTTTTAAATAACGCCCAAGGCGTGAATAAGGTGCAGCGAGAAATCGTGGATTTTGCACTAGGCGATAATAAAGCGACAACTAATATTATAAACGCCCTGCAGGGGGATAAAACGGGTCAGGCGGCACGGAATTTGGCAGCTTTGGCTCAATCGGATGTAAATGCGGTAAGACAAATTTTGCCCAAAACGGCGAAAGGGGAGATAAGCCGCGATGTTTCGAATTTCTACGCCAGAGTAAGCGACGACTTCGGCAAAATGGAGGAGGGGATCGCGCAAAATCTGGGCGGCAAAACGACTACGCTGGGCGGCGAGGCGATACGAGATGCTAAAGAGGCTATGGTAAAGAATTTAAACGCATTCGAGCTAAAAACGCCTGAAGCCAAAACGTTACTAGGCGCGCTTGAGAATTTAAAAGATAAGCCGATGGATTTTTCGCAGCTAAGAAAGATCAAAAAAGACTTTAACGAATACACCCAAAGGATTTTTAATAAAGACGGACATTACGGGCAGAAAGTAGATACTTCCGCAGTCGGCAAAATTATCGACGATGCGGTGGATAGACTTATCGAGGGAACGCCTAATGCGAAATATCTAAAAAGCGAGCTTGCCAAATATTCGGATATGAGTAAGATCAGGGAAAATCCGTTTTTTGAAAAAATAATCGATCCGAACTCGAGCGCGGATGACGTATTAAGCGCGATATTTAATGCGGATAAAGCTCAAGGCGATATTTTAGCTAAATTTAGCAAGCAACTAAGCCCCGCCGAGCTTGAAAAGTTTGAAACCGATCTGCTGGGCGAGCTTTTTAACTCTCAAATCGCCAAACGCGGAACCCGCAACATAACCGAGGTTTTAGACGGCATCGGATTAAGAAAAAACCTACAAAAGATAAATTTAAAAAGCGAGGCAGGCAAGGATTTAAAAGATGCTATGCTGCAACTCGCAAATGCGAGGGGAAATTTAGTCGATGTATTTGCGACCGTAGATAAAAATTTCATCAAACCTACTATGCCTAGAGCAGGAATAGCCCAAACCGGAGAAGGACTGCTAAAATCCATCTTAATAAACAGATTAAAGCAGTCCGTATTTAAATATGTAGGCAAGGTAGGCAATGATGCGGCGCTGGATTATCACTTGCGAGAGGGGCTAAAAGCGCTTAAGGTAAATGAGGGGCTAAGCTCATTTATGCAGGCGGTCAAAAATAGCGGCGCAAGCGATGAAGTAGCCGAGGGAATAGCAAAAGCCGTAATAGATCAAGGGCGCGAAATAGCGGCAAGAAATGCTACAAAAGAGGCACAGGACGCCGTAAAGGCTAAATTTAGCCCCGAGAAATTAAAAAAGGCGTTGATAGATCCAAGCCGAAGCGATCGAGAAAAGATAAATCTAGTCGAAATGGCTAAAAAGCAGATCAAAGAGGAGCTAGACGAAAAGGCGGCCAAAGTAGCCAAGGGTGAGCCTATCAAGCAGGGCGAAGGCTTTATGATGAAAGACGGCGGAGTGGCAAAAAGCAATTATAATGTCAAATTTGAGCTAGCCCCAAATGTGAGAGATTTAGCGAAGCTGCAAACCGATGAAATTTCGGCGGATTTAGAATATTTGGCGAATAAACACCCCGAGATGTTTAGCGGCAGACCTGCCAACGTGTTTAAGTTGATCCGAGAAATAAAAGAAAACCCGACGCATTTTTACGCCAATAACAGGCTAGATTATGGGTTGATAGTCAAACGATTAGATGGCAATAAAATAGGTAAGCTTGCGGTAGAAAAGCAAACGGGCGATGTTAAACACGCAACCAAGGTAAATGATAAAGACCTAAAGAGGCTTGAGAAAATAAGCAAGGAAAAATCAAGAGATGCTGGTATTATCCAAACTTTCACCCAGCCAGGTAGCAAACTTGAAAATCAAGGTTTGGGCTACCAAACTACGAGTATTATACCCCAATCCTCCCAAAAAGTAAAGGAACTTCCGCCCGCCGATCTTAGAAAGGCGATAATAAACGCTAAAGATGACAAAGAGCGCCTAGCCATAATAGAAAATCAAAAAGCAGGGATTAGACAAAACATCGATACGAAAGCGATCATCGACGCTAGCCCTCAAAGCGGCAGAAATATGGCGCTTATCGGTAGGGAAAATTTAAATGGCGATATAGTCAAATATATTTTGGAGAGCAATAAAAAAGCAGCTGTTGAAAAACTGAACCCACAAACTGCAAAAGATTTGGGTTTTAAGTATCCCGACGATGTCCGCAGAACCTTAAGAGCCGATGACGTAAGGCATATTTTGAAAGACCACGGCAAAGATAGCGCGCCTGTTAAGGCGGGAACCCAAAAAGAGGTAACGCTTGATGATATCGCCCGCTTTTCTGAATACGCCGACGAAGCACAAATGCGCGCGATAAGCACAGACAAAAGCGGCGAACGGGTATTAGTGAGCGGGAAGCAAATAAACGGGTATTACGTCATAGTAGAGCAGGTTAGGCTTAAAAATAATGAGTTGGGATTAAAAACAATGTTTTTCGAAAAAGGGAGCCTGAAAAATTACAAAGGCTTCGCGTCGAGGACGGATAAATCCGCTCTTACCCACTCGGGTTATGAGCCCGAAGTAAAATTAGACCTCGGCTCCGCGAAGCCTAGCGCTTCTGAAGCTGTTAAGCCTATTATACCACAAAATCTCAAAAATGCATCAATCGATGAGTGGCAAAGCGAAATTTCTAAAGCCAAAGACGATTGGAACGGGCTAAAGCGGCTAATGGATCAAATCAAGCAAAACGAAACTCTGGGGCAAAACGAAAGAGCTAAGCTATACGTAGATATAAGCGATAGAATGAAAGAGCTAAGGCGAGCGGGGGAATAGCCCCGCTTCTAGCCGCACAAAATCCTCAAAACCTATTAAAATCCTTCAAATTTAATCTAAAAATCCCAAAGAGTGCGTTTTATGGGTAGATTACGCACCCGCACTTGCGCGAAAATTGCCTTAACTTTCAAAAGGAGAACGTTATGGCAATCACATCTACGGGCTTTCAAGCTCCAGCAACAAAAAGAGAAGGGTTAAAGCCCTCCGTCTACGATAGCATAATCCTAATCGGAGCGGACGATACCCCCGTTTTGAGTCTCATCGGAACTTCAACTGTTACGAACACCGAACATAGTTGGCTAACCGACAATATCGCGGCGCCTAAAAAGAACGCACAGCTTGAGATTAGCGATTTCGCCGATGATCGAAAATCGACTATTCAAAAAACCACCGACAGCGTGCAAATTTTCACTACCAACATAAGCGTGTCTTACACGATGCAGAAGGTAGCCACCTACGGCGGAAAAGAGATGGAGCGCGAAACGGCCAAGCGCGCCAAAGAGCATAAGCGCGATATGGAATACGCCCTATTCGGCTTAGGTCGCGATACGGATACTAAAACATCCATATTCAAAGCTCCTACCCCACGAACCGATACGGTAGCGGGCGAGATGGCGGGAATGTTTTATTACATTTCCAAAGGAGAGGCGGCATTTGCTAATGGCAGACGCGGTAATGTCCTTGCTTTCGATAGCAAAAACGACTGGACCGGCACGCCTACGGTTTTAACCGAAGACGCCTTAAACAAAATTTTGCAAAACATTTGGGATGCGGGTGCGACGCCTAAAGACGTGTTCATAGGCGCTAAACTCAAAAAGGCGATCAATGCTTTTGCTACTCGCCAATTCGGCAACGAAAAAAGCATCAATTCAAGCGTCGTAAGCCTTGATACCGACTTCGGAAAGGTAAATTTTAGGCTTCATAGGTACTTGTCCGAGCAAAATAAGCTAGACGACGTGCTGATTGCGGGCGACTTTAGCTTTATGAAAAACGGGCTTTTAATCCCTACTATGATCGAGAACGTAACCACGAGCAAGACCGCAAAACAAAAGCGCTACTACACCGAAGCGACGCTTGAGGTGCGAAATGCGGATGCTTTTGCAATCGGCGTAGGCTTAAAGGTGAAATAATGACGTCGAAATTCGCAAAAGAATTTCTAGCTCATAAGGTCGTGGGGGGGGGAACAAAAAAGGCCCGCCCTCCGGCCACGCGGGAGGGGGGCGCGGGCCCGCTCCGC